ATGCCATACAACGATAAACTTATAGATCATTATGAGAATCCTCGTAATGTTGGGTCATTAAATAAAGATAGAGATACTGTAGGCACAGGTCTTGTCGGTGCACCTGCATGTGGTGATGTCATGAAGCTACAGATTGAAGTAGATGAGATTGGTGTTATTATAGATGCTAAGTTTAAAACATTTGGTTGTGGTTCTGCTATTGCATCTAGTTCATTAGTAACTGAATGGATTAAAGGCAGGACAGTAAATGAAGCAGTAGAGATAACAAATACAGATATTGCAAAGGAACTTGCTCTGCCACCTGTTAAGATACATTGTTCAGTTCTTGCTGAAGATGCAATCAAAGCAGCGGTAGCAGATTATAAATCTAAACGATGACAAATAAACGGCAATCAGATAATGCTAGGTCAGGTTCTACCAGAGAACAGGCAGAACGACTAGCTCCTGAAAATGATATAAAAGATAATCTTCCTAAAGACACATTAAAACTTTTACAGAAAAAACTTTTCTATCCTAAACTTAAAGATGGAGATGAAGAGGAATTATCAAATGATACACTGGTTAAGTTTAATTATCTTAAAAATTCATTAAAGTCATATACTCAAAAAAAATCGAATGAAGACTTTTTAACCTTTGTAAGAAAGGAAGCACCTAAACTTGTGCCTGACTTCAAGATGGGTAGACATATACAAGTTTTATGTCATAAGCTTCAGCAAGTTGTGGACGGAGATTGTAAACGTCTAATGGTGTTTCTACCACCTCGTAGTTCCAAGTCAGTCATATGTTCTAAATTATTTCCAGCATGGTACATAGGAAGAAATCCATCACATGAGATTATGTCAGTCTCTCACTCTGATCAGCTTGCCTCTGACTTTGGTAGATCAGTCAGGGACATTGTAAACTCTGAAGACTTCGATAGAATGTTTAGTGGTGTGAAACTTAGATCAGATGTTAAGGCTGCAGGTAAATGGAAAACAAATAAGAATGGTTCTTACTACGCTGCAGGTGTGCGAAGTCAGATTGCAGGAAGAGGTGCACACATAGCATTGCTAGATGATGTCATGTCTGAAGAAGATGCAATTAGTGAGAGTGGTAGAAGATATATAAAAGAATGGTATCCATCAGGTCTTCGTACTCGTGTTATGCCTAATGGTGCAATTATAATTATCAACACTCGATATCATTTTGATGATATATGCGGATGGTTGTTAAAGCAGCAAGAAGAAATAGAAATGCAGAATAAATGGGATGTTATCCGCATCCCTGCATGGTTGGATGAACAAGCAGCAAAGTTACTTGATCTTCCTATAGGGTCTTCCTACTTTCCAGAATGGAAACCAGAAGAAGTTCTTAAAATTGATGAGCAGGAAATAAAAGCATCTAATGGCAGTAGGTATTGGAATGCATTATATATGCAAGATCCACAGCCAGATGAAGGTGGAATAATAAAAAAGAAATGGTTTCAGATATGGGAGAATGAAGAACCACCCCCATGTGATTTTATTATCCAGACATATGATACAGCTTTCAGTACAAAGTCTACTGCAGATAATAGTGTAATACAGACTTGGGGTATCTTTCCTTCAATGGAAACTGATCCTAATACAGGGCGTGAACGTGTAGAAGGAAATCTTATTCTTCTATCTAATATGTATGGAAGATATGAATACCCTGAACTACGAAGACTTGCACAAGATATGTATCAGGACTATAAACCAGATGTATGTATTGTTGAGAAGAAAGCAAGTGGACAGTCTCTCATACAGGATATGCGTAGGTCTAGGTTACCTGTCTTAGAGTATATGCCAGATAGAGATAAGGTATCTCGTGTATATGCAGCATCACCTTTTTTAGAATCAGGAAAGGTTTGGATACCAGACACAGAATGGTCTGAAGCTTTATTTGATGAGGCTATTCAGTTTCCTAATGCAGCACATGACGATATGGTTGACTGTATGACAATGGCAATTATCTATATGAGAGATAGTTGGAACCTTATTCATCCTGACGATGCAGACATAGATGATTTTGAAGATGCATCTCGTTACAAAGCAAAGAAAAAAGGATATTGGAGTTTCTAAGTTAAACTTGCTTAATTACTATTTTATTACTATACTAGACCATATTATAATTTTAATTACCTTATCTTAAAGGGGAACTGTCTTGGCTGTTGAAAAAAACCCATTCGACAAGAATATGATTTCAGATACCAATGTTATTGAATTAGATATGGTTAGTTCAGGAGATATGCCTGAAGCTAGTATTGAGTTTGATGGAACTGATGGTAGTGTCACTGTAGATTTTGGAGTTGAAGAAGGAGATAATCCTGAAATTAATTACAGTAATCCAAATGGGTTTTATAGAAACCTTGTTGAAGACTTGGATGAAGTAGCTCAAGAATATGTTGCAGATCAAGTTATTCAATCTTATGAAGCTGATTTGGAATCTCGTGCAGAATGGGAACAGATGTTTACTAGTGGCTTGGACTTATTAGGTTTAAAACTAGAGGAAACAAATGAACCATTTGAAGGAGCATGTACTGCGGTGCATCCTCTTCTAATTGAGTCAGCAGTTTCATTTCAGTCTAAAGCAATACAAGAATTATTTCCTGCAGGTGGACCTGTTAGAACACAGGTACTAGGAAAGACTACACCAGATAAAGAAGAACAAGCTCAACGTGTAAAAGAATATATGAACTATCAACTTACAGAGTTGATGCCAGAATATTTTGATGAGACTGAGCGTATGCTTTTTCACCTGCCTTTGTTTGGCTCATCCTTTAAAAAAGTTTACTACGATAGTGGAATGCAACGTCCAGTAAGTGAGTTTGTTCCTATAGATCAATTTGTAGTTTCAAACTTTGCAATGAACCTACGTACTGCAGATAGATATACACAAGTTCTATATAGAAGTCCTATTCAGTTAGAACGTGAGATTGCAGGTGGAATGTATGCAGCTTCTGATAACTTAATTGAGAAACCTGAAATTCCAGAACTATCTCCACTACGTTCAAAGATGAATCAGGTTACAGGTGTAACTCCTTCTAATGCTGACTTTGATGGACAATACACTTTACTTGAACAGCATTGTTATCTAGAGATTGAAAACCTTAGTGATGAATCAGAGTTAACTCTTCCTTATGTTGTGACAGTTGACTTGGATAGTAGATCAGTTCTATCAATCCGTAGAAACTATGATCCTGATGATGCACAAAGAAAAAAGAAATTATTCTATTCACATTATAGATTTGTTCCTGCATTAAGTTTTTATGGTATTGGTTACATTCATATGCTAGGTAATCTTACTGCATCTGCAACATCAGCCATGCGGAGTCTTATTGACGCAGGGCAGTTTGCAAATCTTCCTGCAGGTTTTCGTGCCAAAGGTGTACGGATTACAGGAGATGACGAACCAATTTCTCCGGGAGAATTTAAAGAGGTTGAAGCAACTGGAGTTGATTTAACTAAATCAATTATTCCTTTACCTTATAAAGAACCCTCTCAAACTTTATATAATATGTTAGGGTTTATATCTTCATCAGGTCAGAAGTTTGCAGACAATACACAACAAGTTATTAGTGATGCAGCATCTTATGGTCCTGTAGGAACTACAATGGCTTTACTAGAAGCATCTAGTAAGTTCTTTACAGCAGTACATAAACGTCTACACCAAGCACAGAAAGAAGAATTAAAAATACTTGCACGTATTAACTTTGAGTCAATGCCAGAGTATTATCCTTTTGAAGTTTCTCAAGGCGAAGACACTGTAATGAGAAATGACTTTGATGGTCGTATTGATGTTGTTCCTGTATCTGATCCTAATATTCCTTCTGCTGCCCATAAGATGATGATGGCTCAGATGGCATTACAGATGGCACAACAAGCTCCAGCAGGTATGTACAATACAGAAGAACTACACAAAACAATTTTACGTGCAGCTAACATCCCTAATATTGATTTGATATTACCTGAAAAAGTTAAACCAAAACCACTTGATCCTGTATCAGATATTCTAGCTGCAACTAAAGGATTAGCAATTAAAGCATTTGTAGGACAAGATCATGACGCACATATAAAAGTTAAGATGGCATATATGCAAGACCCTGTAAATGGTGCGAATCCTATAATGCAACGTATTACTCCAATTCTTGCAGCTAACATTCAAGAACACTCTGTTATGCAATATCAAGAACAAATGAATGGAGTAACACGACAACTTATGCAAGGACAAGATGATGTCGATCCTTTGGTTGTTGAACAAGTTATGGCACAAGCTGCACAACAAGTTATGGTTGCAAATCAACAAGCAGCTAAAGGTCCACCATCTCCAGAAGAACAAATGGTAATGATGGAAGGTAAGCGTCTTGAAATTGAAGAAAGAAAGATTCAATCTCAGATGGCAAAAGAAAATTCAGATAGTGTTCTTAAAACTCGTGAGTTAGATATTAAAGAAGCTAAACTTGCATTAGATGCTTACGTTGAAGGTGCAAGTAATTTGATGAATAAAGAAGAGAAGGCGAAAGATCGTCAACTTAAACAAACTCAAGAAGCATTGAAAATACTTTCAGATTTAGCAAAAGACAATAACAACGAAAATTTACAAAAAGGTAAAGCAGTTATAGAGATGGTAGAAGCTCAGATGAAAGAAGAAAATAAACTTATACTAGAACAAATGAAACAAAAGGGAGAATAGATATGGCTTTTAAATTTAAATCAACTGGCAACAGTGTAGGCGATTGGAGTAAAATTCCTTCTGAAGAATATTCAGAAAGGTCTAGAGTTGGTATTCTTAATCAACGTGAGCCTGATAGTTATGAAGCTCCAAAGCCTGTACAGGGTGCTGATCTTAAAAAAGGTTAATAAATGTTAGTAACTAACGATATCCGTAGGGGTATTGAAGAAAAACGACAGTCGGTAATAAATTCTCTTGCATCAGGGGCAGCAAACGATTATCCTGAATACCAATATCTTGTAGGATATTCTACAGGATTACAGGATGCTATTGATATTGCAATTGATATCATAAGTAAAAGATTAAATCTTGAAACAGAAGAGGATTTTAAATAATAATGTTACATCAAGCACTAAGTAAAGGTTTGAAAAACGATGAATGGATTGATAGTGATGAAATATCAGATCCTAAAAGACTTCCTACTTTAACTGGTTATCACATTCTTGTTCGTCCAGTTTCAGTAAAAGCTAAAACTAAAGGTGGAATTATTCTACCTGATTCAACTAAAGAAGATATTGCTTACCTTACTACAGTAGGGCGAGTTGTTGCACTAGGTGATTTAGCTTATGAAGATAAAACTAAATTTCCTAAAGGTCCGTGGTGTAAAATAAATGATTATGTATGCTATGGTAAACATTCTGGTATTAAAATGAAATATCAAGGTGTTAAACTTATACTTTTATTTGATGATCAAGTTATCATGAAAGTAGATGATCCTAGTGATTTAGATACCTCTTTTAATTTATCTAACTAAAACATTTGGATATGTTTTTAAATTAGTGTATTTTAAAAGTATTCGGAAAGCGTAACCCGACCAGTTCGCACTGGCGTAGGAGAAAATAAAATGGCTGAAAATGAAGCTATAGAAGTTAAAGTAGAAGAAGGCACTGACTCATGGGGTACAATAGATACAAATCCCAAAGCAGAAGAACCTAAAAAAGTTGAATATGAAATTGAAGACGATATACAAGTTCAATCTCAAGAAACAATACCAGAAGAAATTAAAGAAGAAACAAAAGAAGCTTCTGAATTGGAAGGGATTGAAACTAAAGGTGCACAAAAACGTATTAGACAACTTATTAAACAACGTAAAGATCGTGAAGATCAGATTAATGAGTTACAAAAACGAATTGCTGAATATGAAGCAACTATTCAAGCTAAAGATAATGAACTAGTTTCTACATTAAAACTAAACAATGAAGCTAGTGAACAACAATTACAAGAACAAATTAAGCTTGCAGAAAGTGCATATCGCAAAGCATTAGAAGGTGGTGAAGCAGATGAGATTGTTGCAGCACAAAGACTTCTAAATAAAAGTGAATTTGAATTAAGTAAAGTATCAGACGCTAAAGTTAAGTATGATCAAGTTAGTCAAGTAGAACAACAACAAGTTCAACCTCAACAAGTACAACAAGCTCCAGTTCCTAATCCTGCAGAGTATGATCCAAAAGCAGTAGAATGGGCAGCAAGTAATCCTTGGTTTGGTACAGATCAAGTTATGACTGCAGCAGCTTTAGCAATTGATGCTCAGTTAAAAGAAGAAGGATTTGATCCTTCAGATGATGAATTTTATGGTGAAGTTACTTCAAGACTTCGTAGTTCTTTTCCTGCCAAGTTTGAAGAAGCTTCTCAAGAACAACAAGCGGAACCGAAGGTAGCCGTAAGTAAACCTTCTCAAGTGGTTGGTGGAGCATCACGCACTGTTACCAGCCCTACTACAAACCGAAGTAACAAAGTCAAGCTAAGTAAGCAAGACATTGATATGGCTAATAGGTGGGGTATTCCACTTGAAAGGTATGCTGAACAAAAGCTGATCGCAGATCAAGCTGATGGAGAGTATACTACTGTTTTAACGAACAAGCGTGGAGGATAAATTTAAATGACACGTAATATTAAAGAACAATCACGTAGTGAAGTAACAAGAGAAACTGAACAAAGATCGTATGAAGATTACACCTTTGAAGAACCTGATTATCTGGAAATTCCCGATGCTGTAAAGGATCGTTTTGCAGATCAGCAGATGTCATTAAGGTGGGTTCGAATTACGTTGAAAGGCAAAGATGATATTCAAAATGTCGGAAAACGTATGCAGGACGGATGGGTTTTCGTAACACCCGATGAAGTTCCAGAGATTGCTCACAATTCTTTCGTGAAAGATGATGGCCGATACAGTGGTACAGTCTGTCGTGGAGACTTGGCTCTAGCAAAAATTCCAACTGGTAGGGCAATGGCTCGTCAAAAATTTTATGAAAAACGCAGTCAGGATATGATGGATGCTGTTAATTCACAGCTTCAAAACCATCAAGATTCTAGAATGCCTATTTCAAACGCAAGTAAATCACAGGTTGTAAAAGGACGTTTACCTACTTTTCAAGATTAAGTAAATCCTTTTACCAGCTGTAGTCATAGAAATTTATAACATAGGAGAAATCAAATGGCTCTTTCTAAAGCTCTTGATGGTTTCCGTCCTTCACGTAAAAAAGGTTCTGCACCTAACTCAACTGGTATGTCTGAATATACCATTGCATCTGGATACGCAGTAAATATCTTTTCTGGAGATGTTGTAACAATTAATGCTGGAAACATTGAAGTTGTTACGACTATTGGTTTAGGTAACGATGTTCCGCTAGGTGTTTTTGGCGGTGTTAGTTACACGAAGGATGGGGAATACGTATACGGAAAATACTGGCCAGCTAGTACTTCCGCATCAGATATTGTTGCTCATATATACGATGATGCAAACTATACTTTTGTATGTCAAGCTGACGCATCTGTTACGGCAGGTGACGTATACTCGACTACTTTTAACGTAACGCTAGGCGCAGGATCAACTTACACAGGTAGGTCTGGTCATGGTCTAGAAGCAGGTACACGTGGTGACGATGGTGCTATGACTGTACTAGGTGCTTTCAAGGAACCGGGAAATGCTCTTGGAGATGCATTCCCTCGTGTTGAAATCATCTGGAAACAGCACATGGATGCTTATCCCACTGTTGGTGTATCGGCTGGATAATGGGGAGAATGAAAAATGGCTATTAATCGCTCAGATATTGCAAAGCAACTTCTTCCCGGCCTGAATGAAATATTCGGTCTTGAATATGGTGAAGTAAACGATGAACATACTCCACTATATGAAATCGAAAATTCAGATAGGGCATTCGAAGAAGAAGTGCTTTTCACAGGCTTCGGCTCTGCACCTACTAAATCAGAAGGTGCTGCAGTTCAGTATGATACAGCGCAAGAAGGTTACACCGCACGTTATTCGATGGAAACCATTGCTCTTGCATTTGCTATCACTGAAGAAGCTATGGAAGATAACTTATATGATACCTTTTCCAAGGTTCGTGCCAAAGCACTTGCTCGTGCAATGGCTAACACTAAGCAAGTTAAAGCTGCTGATGTTTATAACAACGGCTTCTCAACTTCTTATAATGGTGGTGATGGAGTACCTTTATTCTCCGCTTCACACCCGACTGTAGGAAATGGTAATCAGTCTAACCTAATTGGTGCTACGGACCTTGCGGAAGCAGCACTAGAAACCGCAACAATTAATATCACAAAGATTAAAGATGATCGTGGTATTCTAATTGGTGCTTCTACTAAGTCACTTCACGTTCCTTCAGACCTAGTGTTTACGGCTGATACTATCCTAAACACTCCGGGTACAACAGGTAACGACAATAATGACATTAACTCAGTACGTCATATGTCTGTTGTTCCTGAAGGTTTCTTTGTGAACCGCAGGTTCCAAGATGTAAATGCTTGGTTCCTCAAGACTGATGTTCCTAACGGAACCAAAATGTTCAATCGTGTTCCTCTTCAAACGAAGATGGAGCCTGACTTCGACACTGGCAACATGCGTTTCAAAGCTCGTGAGCGTTATGCCTTTGGCTGGAGCGATTGGAGACAATGGTTCGGTAGCAGTGGATCATCCTAATTAAATAGGATGTAGCAAAGTCAAGGGGGTTTCTTCGGAAACCCTCTTTTCTTTTGTTTGTTTATATTGTAGTTGGAACGTATAATAAAATTTATACATTGCTACATATATATATTAAACAATAAGGAGAATATTCGTGAGTGCAAATCTTAGATCAGCTTTTTTAACAGGTAGTGGTGTCTTAACAGATACAACTACAGGTGCAAATGTTGCAGATACTCGTATAAGAGCTATTCATGCAACAGGTTCAGGAAATTATATTTTAGATGGAACTTCTACAACTCCATTAGGTTCAACAGCAGGACAAAAGATTACATTTGGTGTAAGTGGTTCTACTGATATATATCTTAGTGATATAGGTATTAGAGTAGATGGAGTAGTTTCTGTAACTGCCCCTGCTTCTGCTGCTACTCTTACTGTATTCTACGGATAAGACTAATGGCAGATTACACCTATCTTGTAAATGATCTGCTACAGGCTTGTGAAAATGATTCACAAGAGTTTACTGATTATATTCCAAATATGGTTAATAGGGCTGAAGAACGATTAACTCGTGACTTGGATGATTATGGTTTAGTTGTTTCAACATCTGTTGCTGTATCAGGAAGCACTGCAAATATTACACTTCCAACAGGTACTCGTATAATTAAAAATATGAGTATTGAAAATAGTGGATCACGAATTAATTTATTGCTTCGCACTGACGAATATCTCTCATCTTACTGGCCTGTAAGTGCATCTACAGGTATACCTAAATATTATTCACGAATTACAGATACATCAATTAGAGTTGCTCCAACACCAAATGCAACTTATGGTGTAAGGTTTATGACTGTTTCAAGACCTACAACATTAACTTCAGCAGCACCTGAAAATTATTTTACAAAGACTTGTTATGATGCTTTGTTTAATGGCTCAATGATTGAAGCAATGGTATTTATGAAGAATTATTCTGCAATACCTTTATTTGAAGGTAGATATAAAGAAGCAGTTGAAACATTACGTAATCAAGCACGAAGAACACGTAGAGATGACATGGAAGCACCAGCATCTCCTGCAGGTGCAGACAATACAGTTATTGCATATAGTAATTAATAGGAGATTAGATTATGGCTAGAAAAAAGTTATTTAACTTAATTAAAAAAGGTAAGGATGCACTTGTTGGAGATGCTCTTGATATGAAAAATGCTAGATTTCTTAAAGATAAATATCCAGATGATAAAATTCCAGCTAAAGAAATTCAAAAACATTTTGAAAAATTTGGAGAACGCTCAACTTTTAAATTCTTTGGGAATCGTGCTAAAACTCCACTAAAAAAGTCTAAAGAAAATAAAAGAAAAGAAATAAGTGCACCTATAAGAACTCCTACAGGAACTACTCGTGCACGTAAAGCTGCACCTAAAGATAAATCTAAATCTCAAATACGTAGTGAAACAAGTCGAGGTATGCGTGAACGTCCTGAAAAATCTTTTACAACTGTATTAGGTAGTTCTGCAAAAACAGGAGCTAGACCTGATCCTAAACGTATGAAAGAAGCAAAGAGACAATCTAATCTTCGTGAACCTAAATCAGAGTTTGAAAGTCGATTAGGTAAAACAGCTTCTCAAGGTGGAGTAGAAATACCTCAAAGATTTTCTCCAGCTAAAGACCCTAGAATGACTCGTGATCAAATTAAAGATGCAATGAAATCAGGAACTAATCCTGAAAGTTTAACTGCAGAAGATTTAATGAGAGCATTTGAAAAAGGAAATACTGCTAAAAAATATATGGGTGGCACAATTCGTGGTGGTGGTAAAGCCATTCGTGGTTTTGGTAAAGCATTAAAGAGGAGTAACTAAACTATGTCAGCAAAAATTAAATTTGGTAAAAATCTGTTTGACATTGCTGCAGGTAGTAAAGGAAGGTCTAAAAAAATTGCTCGTAAAATGATAGCAAAAGATGCTGTAGGTGATGATATTTCAACTATGCAAAGTATTGGTGGAAAAAGAGCAGGATTAAATAGGGCTGCTAAAGCTGCTAGAAAAAGACAAGCTGAGATAAAAAAAGAATTAGAAAAATTAAAAGAATCTAATGAACAAATTTCAAAAAATACTTCTAGTTTAAAAAATGCAACAGATTCTAGTGATAGAACAACTTTAATGAAAAAAGTTAATTCTAATATGAAAGCACAAAAAGAAAATACTGATAAAATTAAAAGATTAAAAGAAGAAAATAAACTTCTTGTAAATAAAATTGAAGGTCCAAAAGGGCTTAAAGCTAGAGGTGCAATTAAAGGATTAAAAAAGAGTGGTAAAGTAGGAAAAAGAAAAGCAGGATGTAAAGCTGGACAAGGTAAAGCAATGAGAGGATTTTAATTATGTCATGTAAACATTGTGGTTGCGAATGTGAAACTTGTATTGATGTAAGCTGTAAATGTTCTTGTCATCAAACTAAAAAAGAGAATATAAATAATGGCAATTAAAAAAAGTAAATCAACTGTTAATAAAGCTGGTAATTATACTAAGCCTACAATGAGAAAGAATTTATTTAATAGAATTAAAGCTGGATCAAAAGGTGGTAATGCTGGTCAATGGTCAGCACGTAAAGCACAGATGCTTGCTAAACAATATAAAGCAAAAGGTGGAGGATATAGATCATGAGTTGTACTTGTAAACATAAAATACAAGAATTTATAAGTAAAATTTATAATAAAATTAAAAGTATTTTTTAAATATAATGCATGTTATTGAAAAAGATATTAGAAAATGGTCAAAAGAAGTTTTAGAAATTCCATCAAAAGAATTAAATAATCTACCTGCTTGTCCATATGCTAAACAAGTTTGGAAAAATAAAACATATAAGTTTGATATAAATGATAAGTTTAATACTTTAAAGGATTGTGTTAATAAATTTGTAAATGGAAACTATAATAAGTATCAAATTGTTATCTGGACTTCTTATGAATACCCTGATAGCCAACAATACTTTGAAGGATACTTAGAAGGATATAATGAAAGTTTAGCAATAGCAGGAAAGGATATTTACCTAATGGGATTTCATCCTGACTTTGATGCAGAAGAAGCTAACCTTGCATTTTTAAATCGAGAATACGATCAAGAAGAAGAAAATGAATATGCGATGGTGTTTGTTCAAAAGTTATCAGAAGTTAACCAAGCATCAAAAGATTTAGAAAAAAAGGGTTATTATAAAAATTTCCCTGTTGAAATATATAACTCATTAATTTTAGATAGAAGGAGATTACAAAATGGCTATGAATCCTAAAAAGAAAAAAATGCGTGGTGCTAAAAAAATGCGTGGCGGTGGCAGCATGATGATTATTAAAAAGAAGATGCGTGGTGGCACTATGAAAAAGAAAATGCGTGGTGGTAAAGTAAAGAAGTAATAGTTTAAAATAAGGAGACTATAAAATTATGTCTAAGTTAAAAGCTTTAAAAAAAATTTCAAAAGCTTTATATGGTGAAAAAGGTAAAAAACCAAATAAAGCTTTAGCAAAAAAAAGAGCAGCAAATAAAAAGATGCGTGGCGGTAAAGTAAAAAAGTAATGGCACGAAAAGACCCAAAGACAGGGACAGGTAAAAAACCTAAAGGTTCTGGTAGACGATTATATACTGATGAAAATCCTAAAGATACTGTTAGTATTAAATATGCTACACCTGCTGATGCAAGGGCAACGGCTGCTAAAGTAAAACGTATTAACAAACCTTATGCTAGAAAAATACAAATACTAACAGTTATGGAGCAAAGAAGTAAGTTTGCAAATAAACCAAAGCAAGCTCAAATAGCTCGTAAAGCTAAAGAGGTGTTAAAGAAAAAACATGGCACTAAAAAAACCACAAAGAAGTCTTAAATCTTGGGGTAGACAAAAATGGAAAACCTCAGATGGTAGTCCTAGTAAAGGTAAAAAAAGATATTTACCTGCTGCTGCATGGAAATCTTTAAGTAAAAGTGAAAAAGCTGCTACTAATAGAGCTAAAGCTAAAGGAAATAAACAAGGCAAACAGTTTGTTAGACAACCTAAAAAGATTGCTAAGAAAGTTCGTAAGTATAGAAAGGTTACATAATGGCTGCTAAACGTAAAGGTAAGGGAATGAAAGGCATGACTATTGGTAGTGGTGATAAACGCCCTACTAAGTCAGGTGCAGGTTTAACTGCAAAAGGTGTAGCTAAATATCGTAGACAAAATCCCGGAAGTAAACTTAAAACTGCAGTTACAGAAAAAAATCCAACAGGTAAAAATGCAAAACGTAGAAAAAGTTTTTGTGCACGATCTGCAGGACAAATGAAAAAGTTTCCTAAAGCTGCAAAAAATCCTAACAGCCGTTTACGTCAGGCTAGAAAAAGATGGAGATGTAGATGACAATTTCTCGTTCTAGTATTCCAATGCAGATTAGTCGTGGACCTATGAAGAAAAAAAATGCTAAGAAAAAGTTAGTTAAGAAAACTAAAAAGCGTAAACAAAAAGGGTAAATAATAATGGCAACTAGTGATACATATACATTTAATCTTGATGTAGACTCAATTATTCAAGAAGCTTCAGAATACTTAGGTGGTGAAGTAACACTAGGTCAGGAAGTAGAATCTGCTAAACGATCTATGAACTTAATGCTAACTGATTGGCAGAATAGAAATATTAATCTATGGACAGTAGCAACAACTGCTGTATCTCTTACAGTATCTGTAACTTCTTTTGATTTAGATAGTTCAAACTTAGATGTTCTTAATGCAGTCTTACGTAGAGATAATAAAGATTTAGGTATGACTCGCATATCAATGGAAGAATATCTTCAAATTAATAATAAAGGACAAGTAGGCAGACCTTCTCAGTTTGCATTACGTAGAGGAAGAGATAAACCTTCAATACATATTTATCCTATACCTGAAAACTCTACAGATCAGATTAAGTTTGAAGCTATCAGAAAAATTCAAGATGTATCAAAAACTGCAGTTGAGAATGTAGATATTCCTACACGCTTTTTACCTTGTATGGCTATGGGTTTAGCTTACTATATGGGAATTAAAAGACCTAATGTTCCTGCAGATCGTCTTACATTTTTGAAAGCAAACTATGAAGAGTTACTTAATGCAGCACAGCTTGAAGATAGAGAACGTACAAGTTTGTTTGTAAAACCTAAATTGTCTATAGTATAATGTCTAGTAATAAAAATCCATATGGTATTTGTGATACATGCGGTTTTAGATATAAACTTCGTGAGTTAAGAAGAGATACAGCTGGTAACTTAGTATGTCCTACAGACTTTGATGGAAGATTTGATGCAATTGATCATCCTCAGAATTTTACAGCTAATTTAAGGGATGATGAAACTATTAGAAATCCACGACCTGAACCGCTAAATGCTGGACGAAATATTGAATGGCAAAATGCAAGTACTAACTGGAATGAAACAACTCAAGAATGGCAAAAAATATAAGGAGTTATAATGTCAACACTTAGTGGAAGAACTATTGCGAATACTTATAAAGATTTGCTAAAGATTGAGAATAGTGGTGATGGTTTAGATGCCACTTTACGGAATGTTCAAGATGGATCAGGTACTAATACTGGACTTGAAATTTCTAATCAAGCAGTTAATGTAAGCGGTACATTTAAACTTAATGGGGTTACACTTTCTGCTACTGCCTCTGCATTAAATGCTATTACAGATTTAACTGCAGTTGCAGGACTAGTTGCTGTTAGTGGTACAGACCTTTTTGGAAGAACTTTAGCAGCTGGTACTGGAGTTTCTATTACAAATGCTAATGGAACAGAGGGTAATCCTACAATTGCTTTGAATCCAAGTGGTGTTGTTTCTGGAACATTTGGACCTGTAACTAATATTGTAGTAAATTCAGTTGGACAAGTTACATCTATATCAGTTCCTGCAAGTATTTCTGTAGCTGAAGTTAAAGGTTCAACCTTTACTGCAGAAACTGTTAATATAGATTCAAGATTAAGTGTAACAGGAGTTACAAATCTTAGAGGTGTTACCTCAATCACAGACCTTAATTCTCCGGGAGCAACCTTTTCAGCTATTGTTTCAGGAACTGCTGCTGTATTCTCAGGAACAGTATCAGCTAATGCATTTGTAGGAGATGGATCAGGTTTAACAAATGTACCATCAGCTGAAGGTGGAACTGTTAAAACAATTACAGCAGGTACTGGTGTTTCTATTACAGTAAATGGTGCATCAGCAGCATCAATGACTGTAAGTGGAACAGTATTATTAGATGCTAATCAAACTTTTGGAATTGTATCTGCTACTACGCTTGATGCAGATACCCTTCTTGTTGCAGGAGTAGCAGCTGCTAATGTAACTCAATTAGCTGCAGTATCAGCTACAATGGCAACAAGTATTGCTAATAGAACATCTGCTATTACTTCAGTTAATTCTGTAATTACAGCTTTATCAGCTACTATGGCTACTAGTATAGGTAATAGAACATCTGCTATCACAGCTTTATCAGCTACAATGGCAACAAGTATTAATACTGCAAATACTAGAATTACATCTGTTAGTGACTATGCTGTAGCATTATCAGCTACAATGGCTACTAGTATTGGTAATCGAACATCTGCTATTACTTCAGTTAATTCCGTAATTACAGCTTTATCAGCTACTATGGCTACAAGTATAGGTAATAGAACATCGGCTATTACTGCACTATCAGCTACAATGGCTACAAGTATTAACAATAGAACTGCAGCTATAACATCTGTTAATTCTGTTATTACTGCTTTATCAGCTACAATGGCTACTAGCATAGGTAATAGAACCTCTGCTATTACAGCTTTATCAGCTACTATGGCAACAAGTATTGCTACTGCAAATACTAGAATTACATCTGTTAGTGATTATGCTGTAGCATTATCTGCGACATTAGCTACTAGCATAGGTAATAGAACTTCTGCTATAACATCTGTTAATTCTGTTATTACTGCTTTGTCAGCAACTATGGCAACAAGTATAGGTAATAGAACGTCAGCCATTACAGCATTATCTGCAACAATGGCAACAAGTATCAATACTGCAAATACTAGAATTACATCTGTTAGTGATTATGCTGTAGCATTATCTGCGACAATGGCTACTAGTATTGGTAATCGAACTTCAGCAATTACAGCTTTATCAGCTACTATGGCAACAAGTATTGCTACTAGACTACCTCTTGCAGGTGGAACTATTACAGGAACTGTATCTGCACAGTCACTATATGTAAGTGCATTAGGAGCAAATACTACAGCTACAATGGGTAAACGTATAAGAATGGATGGTGCAGCTGTAGCTGATCTTGTATCTCTTACAGATGGGACAAGTATTGATGTTGATTTTAATACATCACAAAATTTTATTGTACAACTAGGTGGTAACAGAACATTAGCTGCTCCAACAAATTGTGTTGCAGGACAGGTAGGAAGTATTATTGTTATTCAAGATGGAACAGGAAGTAGAACATTAAGTTATGCAAGTAACTGGAAATTCCCCGGTGGTACAGCACCTACATTAACTACAGGTGCAGGACTAATTGATAGAATAGATTACATAGTCTATACCTCAACTGCTGTTCAAGCAATTGCAACATTAGATATAAAATAAGGATAATAATAAATGTTTCAAAATAATTTACTAGCAGCTGCAGCAAGCCAAGGTGGTGGATCTGCTGCGACAGTTGCTTATACAGATAACAAGGTTAGTGCAGCAGCATCCACTGCAGTTAGAACTTTTACAGGTGTAAATATTGGAACAGCAAGTGATGACAGAGTTGTCATAGTCGCAATTGGAACTGGTGGCGGTGGCGGTGGATCGGACGATGCAAGCAGTGTAACAGTTGGTGGAACTTCTCTTACCAAACAATTTTCAAGGCTTCATACCGATCATGTAATTGGTCAATTCTGGGCTGGAACAATTACCAGTGGTACTTCAGCAACAATTGTCGTTACTTGGGCTAGAGCAGCTAATGCCACTGGAATTGGTGTATGGGCAACTACTGGCTTAGATATTAGTGGTGGGACAACTGATGATGGATCAGCGGTGTTATCTAGTTCTTCTGCTGATATGAGTGCAGATTTAGATATTTCTGCTGGTGGTATTGCTCTTGGGTACTGTTTTAATACGGCTGCGGAAGATGTTAATCCTACCTACTCGTTTACGAATCTTACTACAAACTTTAACTCAGCAGTTGACTATGCAAGAAGCCAAGGCGGTGGATCAGCAGAATTTGCAACTGCACAAAGTGGTTTAACTTTAACTGCTTCAACAAATGCGATAAACCAGCTTGGCGTTGGAATTTTTGCATCATGGCCACCAAGTTAATAGAAAATTAAAAAGAGTAATAATATGCCAGCACGTAATCACAAAAAATGGTTAGAAAAACCACAAGTAGATTATATATCTAGTGAATGTTATAGTAGTAAAAAACTATATGAACAAGAGCTAGAACATATATTTTCTAAAGTATGGATACCTATGTGTCACACAAGTGAGTTACCTAATAAAGAAGATTTTAGGGCTATAGAAATAGCATTTAAAAAAGTAGTTGCAGTAAATCATGGTAATGAAATTAAAGTATATCTTAATCCTTACTTAAATGTAACTACAGGTACTGGTATAAATACTGAAGGTTTAATAGAATTACATAGTGGTGTACAACATGGTGGGATGGTATGGGTAACTTTAAATGATAATCCTACTCAAAGTATAACTGAATGGACTGATGGTGCTTTTGATTGTATAGCTGATGCAATTGATACAGAAGAATTAGAAGTATTTCATTATCATAAAGCTATTATAGATACAAACTATAAACTATGGCACGATACTAATAGTGAGTTTTATCATGACTATATGCACTATCATAATCGTGTAACAGGTTTTAATGAAGAATACTTTGCTCGTGAGAATATACCATTTAAAAATGGGCATGTTAATGTAAGTTCATTTACAGTTAAGTATGAAGAATTTGAAGGTGGTAAAGATAGAGGTGAATTATCTTTTCCTACTCTTCCACCTAATCAATGGTATATGGTAGATTTATTTCCGGGATATAATTTTAATTTACGAGGAAGTGCTTATAGAAGTGATTCTATTACACCATTAGGACCAAATAAAGTTCTTATAGAATTTCGTGGATATGGTTTAAAGAAGGATACTAAAGAAGAACGTAAAATTAGAATTGCACATCATAATAGTATTTGGGGACCAATGGGTAGAAATCTTCACGAAGACCTACTTGGTGTTACAGGACAAGGTGCAAGTATGCAGGAAGAAACAGAAAGACGTAACATACTTCATGGTAGACAAGAAAATAATCGCATACACGATGAAGTAGGTATGCGTCATTATTATGCAGAGTGGGGTAAGTATTTAAATGTTGATCCAGTAAATCCTTTACAAGTAGAAGCTTAAAATTATGGACCCTGTTACAATTGGAGTAGCTTTAGCTGGTGCTAAAAAACTACTAGATATTTCTAGTAATATTAAAGATGTAGCAAGCTCAATAGAACATATACTTAATCTAACTGAAAAAGCAGAGAAAGCTGAGAAATTCAAAAAGAAAAATAAAAATGATACAAGTATTAAGTCTGTTATTAAAGATACAGTAACAGAACGTAATAATAGAACATTACTTCGTAATTTAGCAATTGATGTAGATGAGAAGTATGGTTTTGGTACATGGAATGCCATTGAAGAAGAACGAGAACGAAGATTAGTTATTGAAAAAGAAAATAAAATTAAAGCAGCTAAAGTAAAAAAACTTAAACAAAAAAAAGCTAAAGAACTTAATAATAAAATTTTACATTGGTTAGCTGAGTTAGGTAAATTAATTTTAGTTATAGCTTTATCAGGTGGGGCAGGATATTTTATATACATAAATCGTTGTGTTGACGGAGTATGTTAATTTGCAATATCAAATTGGTATATATAATAAAAATGTAAGAGACTGTATTAGAAGTGGGGATGATTGGAATAATCAATTAGGAATTTCTAATAAGTTTGAAGAAGTAAATTATTTTGAAATAATCGCTTCTTCAGATAAAGAAGTTGAACGAATAGCAGAAAAAAACTTTCCTAAAAAATTAGGTTATGTTTTAGATTTTGTTGAAAAAATGAAGGATACTAAATAAATGGAATTTGGTGTAAGAGAATTAATTCAGTTTGGAACTTTATTAGCTTCTTTAGCTGGTGCATTTGCTGTAGTAAAATCTCAATTATCTAGAGTTATAAGAGATATAACTGTAATTGAAAAAACTCTTAATGAGATACACACACGTATAGATCAAGCAGATGCAGATCGTGCAGTTATACAGCATCAAAATAAAGTATTTGGTTCTATATTATCTCCCTCTAAAATGGCTAGTTATAATAGAGAAGTTGCAGAAATTAAAACAGAATTAAAAGTAGTACACAAAAATTTAGATAAACTACATGGGATGCACAATGGTAAACACCCTGCTGTGGAGAAATAAACCAATGAAAGAAAAAGTTATGACAGATGCAGCGGTTGCAGCCCCTGCACTTAGTTTACCTTGGTGGGTTCAAGCTTTTGAAGATTGGATGCAATTTGGTATTACAGTTATTACACTAACAGTTGTTACAATTAGATTAGTTTTTGTTTTACAAGAATGGTATAATAATAAAAAATCTTAATATAAGGAAGAATTATGTGGGCAATTATTAAAGATGAAAAAGTAGATCAAATTATTACAGGAACTAAAGGTGTTGAAATTGATGGTGTTCAACATCCAAAAAGTATTTTTACTTTATGGTCTAAGGAAGAATTATGTAAAATAGGAATTGTTCCTTATTTAACTGAAGATAATGGGGATAGTATTTTTCAATATCAAAGTGGTTATGCAGATACTATTAGTAGTGATGGTACTAAAGTTATAAAAACAATTCAATATACAGATAGAGAGTTAGCTGACTTAAAAACAGCACATAAAGATGATACTAATTCTGAAGCTAATACATTATTAAATCCTACAGATTGGTATATAATTAAAAAAATTGAAACAGGTACTGATGTTCCTAGTTCTATTACAACATATCGTTCTGCTGTTCGTACTTCTGCAAATAAAATTGAAACATTAATTAATGACTGTGATACCTTAGATAAGTTTAAAGCTTTATTTGTAGTTCCAACTGATTCTAATGGTAAAGCAACAGGAAAAGCTCCTATACGTGATTGGCCTGATTTATGACATTATTTAGAAAAGCTTTAGTTAGCCTTTGTATATTATTTATTATTTGTTTAAGTATAGTTTTTAATAGTAAAGCAGATACTAATGAAGGATTTAAAAAAGATCATATAGCAGGGGTAAACTATATTTGTTTTACTAAAGAAGCTATTATGAAATTATCATCTTATGATGTTAATAATAAAATAGAATCTATAACTACAGCTAGAGCATTAGTAGCTTTAGGAAAATGTCAGTACTTTAGTAATGGAATATTAATTAAAGTAAAAAAAGTTATACATGAATATACTGATTATAATAACTTTAAAGTACAGGTATTTTCATGTGTAAATCCAGCTGCAACAGAAAACAATAGTGTTGTTATTTATACAGCTGCTTATAAACAGCTAGCTAAAAATTTACCACTTTATAATAAAGATATAATAATAAATAAACCAGAAGAATTAAAAGTTTAATTAAGGAGTTACATAATGGCATCAACATATTCCACTAACTTACGCTTTGAAAAACAAGCTGATGGAGAAAATCCTAATAGTTGGGGATTAATTTTAAATCAAAATGTTATTGATTTAGTTGATCAAGCAATTACATCATATACCACTGTAGCTTTAAATACTAACTCTACAACAGGTTATGCATTAACTGCAAACAATGGTTCAGCAGATACTTCTCGTTCTGCTTTTTTAGAAATAACTGGAGCCGTATCTTCGAATGTAAGTATTACAATTCCTAGCTTAACTAAAGGATATAGTATAAATAATAAAGCTACTCAAGCAGTTGCAGATAAAACTGTTATTATTAAAACTGCTGCTGGTACTGGTTATTCTATTCCTTATGGATCAGCTATTCATATTCTTTGTGATTCTGTAAGTGTATATGCAGGAACAGATAGTGCAGGTTTAGGTCTAGGTACAGCAGCAGTTAGAAATATTGGAACAAGTGCAAGTGCTGTGCCTGATGTATCTATATCAGATGCTAAGTATGCTAAAATAGCTTTAGCAAATACACTCACAGGAGCAAACACATTTACGTCAACAGCTACATTTACAGGAGCAAACACATATACATCACTTAACTCTTTTGATAAACAAGTTATTTCTACAATTGTTACTCTTACAGATGCTGCTTCTGTAGCTTTAGATTTATCTACAGGTAATAATTTTCTTGTGCAATTAGGGGGTAATAGAACATTACAAAATCCTACCAATGTTAAAGTTGGTCAAGTAGGACAAGTATATTTAGTTCAGGATGGAACAGGAAGTAGAACACTTTCTTATGGAAGTCAGTATAATTTTCAAAGTGGAACTGCTCCTACACTATCAACAAGTGTAAATTCTGTAGATATGTTAGTGTTTAGTGCACGAACAACAACTGCATTAGATTGTGTTCTTTTAAAAGCATTTAGTTAAAGAGATAAAATGGCATCAACAGATAGTGCATTAATAAGTTTAAACTTTGCTCCGGGATTCCACCGAGAAGGTACTCGTTATACCGAAGAAGGTAAATGGTATGATGGAGATAAGATACGTTTTCGTGCAGGTAAACCTGAGAATATGCGTGGGTATGTAAAACGTGTTACTACAGCTTTTGATGGAAGTGCTAGAGATTTAAAAACTTGGTCTGACAATGATACTAAAAAACTAGCAGCCTTTGGAACAGAAAAGAAATTTTATGTATATGATGATACAGTTGGAAGTAATACAGATGTAACTCCTATTGTTTCTTCTACAACTTTTACTAGTGTATTCTCTACTCAATCTGGTTCACAACTGGTAGAAATATCCTCTACTAATAATGGTAGATCAGTAGGTGATTATGTTCTTATTAGTTCTTCAACTACAATTGGTGGTAATGTTGTTTTAGGAACTTCTGTTTATGCAGTTGTTAGTGTAAGCGGTGCTAATGAATTTTATATCCAAGCTTCTACAACTGCTGCTGGAACTTCTGCTGCTGTTGGTTTAGGTACAGGACAATTTCTTTTAGAAACTGGTGCATTAGCTGCTATTCAAGGTTTAGGTTATGGTGCTGGTGTATATAATGCAGGTACTTCTACTACAGGAAGAAGAGCTTGGAATATAGCTGCCTCATCATCTGGGATTACATTTTTACCTACACAATGGTCTATTGATACATGGGGTGAAGATTTATTAATAAATAGGCGTGGTAGTCAAATATATTTTTGGGATAGAGACGCAGCAGCAACTCCACAACGTGCTGCTTTAGTTACTGCATCTCCTACTGCAACTGATTCTATTCTTGTTTCTCCAAATGATAGACATGTAATTGCATTAGGAACTACTGGATTTGCTGCAGCTTATTCTCCTCTTCGGGTACGTTGGTCAGATCAAGAAGACTATGCAAACTGGACACCATCTGTATCATCAACATCAGGAGAAGTAGACCTAACAGATGGTACACGTATTGTTGGTGCAGTTCGTTCTAGAAATCAGATTAATATTTGGACTGATAAATCTTTATTTGGTATGACGTTTGTTGGTAGACCATTTATATTTCAGTTTAGACAATTAGGCTCTAACTGTGGATTAATAGGTCCACATGGTTGTGTAGACTTTGATGGTCGTACATTCTGGATGAGTCAAGATAATTTCTATATGTTTGATGGACAAGTTAAAAACTTATACTCAACTGTTCGTAGATACGTATATGACAATATTAATGAGAGTCAATTTGATAAAGTTTATGCAGGAGTTAATAGTGAGTTTAAAGAAATAGTCTGGTTATATCCATCAAAAGAATCAACTGATTGTGATTCATATGTAATTTATAATCCAGATGAAAATCATTGGGTATATGGTACAGGTAAATTTACAACCTTTGAAGATAGAAATGTATTTAATAATACAATAACTACAAGCAATGATAGCTTCTTATATGATAATGAACCAGATGATATCTTTACTGCAGATGGTGTAACTATTCCTAACTTTATTGAATCATCTGATTTTGATTTTGAAGAAGGTTTAGATATTATGTTTATTGATAGAATTATTCCTGATTATACTATTAATGATGGAACAATTAATATGTTTATTACTACTAAACAATATCCTACTGGTCCTGAAACTATTAAAGGACCATTTACAATTAATGCAGAAACAAGAAAAGTTGATATACGTGGCAGGGGTAGACAAGCACGAGTAAGAGTATCTTGTAATTCACATAATACTTCATGGCGTTGGGGTTCAGTTAGATTGTCAGGTGCTAGAGATGGTAGAAGATAATGCGTTATCCTGACTTATCTTATTATAAAAGACTTCCTACTCCTGAATTACAGAATATGTATAATGACTTACAGGAATGGGCAAGTAAGTTAGTTATTGAATTAGATTTACGTGATCAAGAGGATACCTATAAACAGGCAAGGTATGTAAGAACTGCTGTTACTACTAGCGATATAGGCAGACCTGATGGTGGGGCTATAGTTTATAGTTTAGAAGCTGGTAAATATTATGGTTGGAATGCTAAAACATCTGCGTGGGATGCTTTTACTTAATGGATAAAATAGAAGAGTATTATAACTTAATTAATGATAGTACATATATTCAAAATTTAAATTCAGGTACTATTGTTACAGATAAACAGTTAAGCGGTTTGGCTTTTAATACTGGTCCGTTGTATAATAAACGACAGAATAAAGACTTTTCATCCCCTAGTGAATTTTATGCAGAGAATACTAAAGTACAATCAAATGTATTTAATACAAAGAATATAAAATAATAAGGAGTAGGTTTAGATATGGCAATGATGATTAACAGGCAAGCCCCGATGAGTGGGTTAGCCAGCTTAATGGCTTTAAAAGGAAGACAGGGGGATACTGAACTTGTTCATATGACTAAGCCTGAGATTAAAGGTTTAGCTTCTTTAGGTCAGCTTACTGTAAATCCTGATACTGGATTACCAGAAGCTTTTAATTTAAAATCATTACTACCTACTGCAGCTGCTATAGCTGCCACAGCTGCTACAGGTGGTGCTGCTGCTCCATTATTTGCTGGAAGTAGTTTTATTATCCCTGCTGCAGCTGCTGGTTTAACTTCATATGCTGTTAATAGAGATGCAGGTGCTGCAGCTTTTGATGCTTTACTTGCAGGTGCAGGTGGATATTTACAAAGCTCATCTATAAGTGCAGAGGCTGCAAAAGGATTAGCACCAAGTGCAACAGCAGCAGCTACAACAAATGCAGCAGCAGCTGCAAGAACTGCAGCAGCTACAGAAGCTGGATTAACTGGTAGTCAAATGTTAGCTGCTTCTAAAACTCCAGCAACCACAAGTTTACTATCACAAGCAGCAGCAAAAGGAGCAAAAGCTGCACAAGTTCCTTTAACTCAAGCTATTCCTGAAGCATTAGGAACTACTGCAGGAACTAAACTTGTTGGAGATATTACAGCTGGTCAAGTCACACAAGCAGCTTTAGGTGCTACCCCTACTTTAGCTGCAGGAGCATTAGGTATGCCTATGAGTGGTGCAGGAATGCTAGATCAAATGGCACAGGCAGGACAACTTCAAACTCCTGCAGCTAAGTCTGCACAATCAGCATATGGTACAAGGGCTGCTGAAGAAATTAAAATGACACCTCAAGCTCAAGAAGGTTTAACAACTGAGGATATTCGTAAGTCTGCAATAGGTCAAAGTGATCCTCTTAAATTTTATCAGAATACTCAAAGTGCACAAGCCCCTGCAGGAGTATATGGTAGACAAAGTGGAGTAGTTGGTCAACGTAGTAATAATGCAAGAGGTTATGTACCTGCACAATCAGGTGGTGGTATCGAAGCTTTATATGATAGTATGGGTGGAGACTATCAACAGTTTAGTGGTTTAGTTGAAGGTGGAGATGTAAGATCAGATGGTATGTCAGATGATGTTATGTTTAAAGTAATGAAGGAAGAGAACGATGATCCTGATTATGCTTTACTTTCTCCTGATGAATATGTTCTTGATGCTCATACAGTAGCTGCATTAGGTAATGGAAGCACTGACTCAGGCACAGATAGACTTGATAATTTTGTAGCAAACATCAGGCAAAAAGCTTATACTAAAGGTGAACAGCCAAAAGAATTAAATGGCTTAAAGGAGTTAGCTTCACTTATGGGTTAACATATGATTGAGATTGTACGCTTATCTGAAAAAGATGCAACATATTATTGGAATGCTATAGAAGCATTAGTTGAAAAAGGATTAAATAAAACAGATAGAGAATACTCAGTTGAAGATTACAAAGAATATATTGAGTGTGGATACTGGGAACTGTGGATTGTTATAGATACAGTTACAGCAGAGATTAAAGGTTTAGGTGTAACTGAGCTTATTGAATATCCAAATTTTAGTGAGTTGTTAGTTCGTTTAGTTACAGGTAAAGATGGTAAAGAATGGATAAATCTAACTACCTTAGAAAATACATTTGTAGATTATGCTACTAAAAATAAATGTAAAAGATTAATAATGTATGGTCGTAAGGGATGGTTAAAAATTTTAAGTAAATTAAGCTGGACTAAAGGTTGTACAGTTATGATAAGAGATATTATTACTACAGAGAAAGGAGAATAACATGGGAATGGGAGGCTCTGCACCACCACCCCCAGCAGCGTCACAGGTTCAATCAACAACTTCAGAGTTTCCTGATGAATTGAAACCTTATATCGAAGATATATTAGAACGTGCTAAGACTAGGGCTGAAGCTAGAGATGAAGCTGGGTTTCAAGTATTTCCCGGTCCAAGACTTGCTGACTTTACAGCTGAACAACAAGCTGCCCAACAAGGTATTACAGGTCTTGTAGATGCTGGTATATCTTCTGATCCTGCTCTTGCTTCAGCTAAAACTTATATAGCTCCTGCCCTTGGTGCAACTCTAGCATCTCAACAAAGTTTTACTCCTGAAGCTGTACAACAATACATGTCTCCATATATGCAGTCAGTAGTAGATATACAGAAGAGAGAAGCTGAACGTAAAGGAGCATCCCAACTTCAAGATATTGCTGCACAAGGAGCAGCTACAGGTGGTTTTGGTGGTTCTAGACAAGCTATTCTAGAAGCAGAACAGATGCGTAATGAAGCACAACTACTTTCTGATATTCAAAAAACAGGTTCACAAAGTGCATTTGAACAAGCTGCTGGTCAGTTTGAAAGAGAAAGAGCTAGAAACCTTTCAGGTGGACAACAGTTTGCAGGTCTAGCTGAACTTGCTCCACGACTGGCAACTGCAGAACTTGGTGCATTGTCTGGTGTAGGTGCACAAAAACAACAGCAACAACAACGTGCAACTGATATTGCATATCAACAGTTCTTAGAAGAACAGCAATATCCAGAACGTGTACTACAAGAGTATAGTTCTATTATTCGTGGTTTTCCTCTTACACCTAATGTCTTTGAGGTAAGCCAAACATCAACACCGCCACCTAATTTAGCTACTCAAGTAACTGGCTTACTTGGTGCAGGTGCATCAGGTTATAAAGCTTTTGGTAATAAAGGTGGTGGTATTGCATCATTACCTTTAAAGAAAGTACCTGCAGGTAATAAAGGACTTCAAGCTCTAAAGAAGAAAGCTCCTGATGTTGTAAAGAAGATGGGCTTCGCACAAGCTAGTACAGCTGTTGGAGCAATGCCAACTCAACAATATATTAATACTGGTAAAGGGGGTAATCCTATACCAGTTCCCCCACTTCAAGGACTTCAATCTGATAGAAAAGCACTTAAAGATAAAATTGCAGAGTTACTTGCTGCTCAAGAGGCTAATCGTGAAAAAAGAAAAGAGTCTACAGAACAGGATAAAGCTTTAGGATTAATGCAAGGTTTTCTAAAAATGGCTGAAGCAGGTGGAGAAGGAAAAGGTATTGTCGATGGTCTAGTTGCAGGTTCTCAAGTAGCTTTACCTGATATACAAGCTGCAATGAAAGAAGGTCGTGGTATTGATCGTGAGATGGATGCTGAAGCTTTAAAACTAGCTACACTTCAAGGTGAAATTAGTGGACAAGAGTTTGCTGAAAACTTAGCATTAATAAAAGAAATTAATGCACAAAAAACTGCTAACGCTAAATTAGCTGCTGAACTTGGTGTTAATATACTTAAATTTGATAGAGCTATTAATGATACAGTTACCAGTGTTCTTGGACAAGAATTAAATACTCTTGATCCTAGATTTTCATCAAGAATTTTACAAGCACAACAATTAGCTATTAATGAAGCAGGTAGTGTAGGTGAAGAAAAAGCATTAGAAAATTATAAAGCAAGACTTAAACGAATTACAAAAGCTATTAGTGCTGCAACTGGTTCATCAGGACCATTACCTGATGCTGATGGAGATACAAGTCTTTCTGAA